CTGGGGGATTTACCCCCCAAAATGAGTCAATAAGCCATGACTAGCCACGCAGAAGCCCCAAAAGGCCTCGAACGGGCTGAAGAGGGCTCAAATCGGCTGCAATCGGTTTTGGGTAGGGATACAGAAGCCCTTTATGGCCATCCAACGCCTAGAATCCACACGCCGCTGAATGATTTGCCATCAAAGGGGCTTGAACTCATCGATCTTGCTGGCCAAATCGGTATCGAGCTGATGCCCTGGCAAAAATTCTTCATCGAGCATAGTCACAAGGTGTTACCTAATGGCAGGTGGGCAAGCCCCGTCAATACCTGCGTGGTAGCCAGGCAGAATGGCAAAAGTTTTTTGATGCAGCTGCGAATCCTGGGCGGCCTTTTCCTATGGGAAGAATCCTTGCAAATCGGGTCGGCTCATAGATTATCTACATCGCTGGAGCAGTTCAGGCAGCTTGTGCAGGTTATTGAATCCAGCGATTACCTGGCAAAGCAGGTCAAAAGAATTCGCTGGTCGCATGGATCAGAGGAAATCGAGACTCTTGCAGGCACACGATTTATCATCAAGGCTGGCGGTTCAGCGGCTCGCGGTGTATCAAAGCCTGAAACCATCCACCTGGATGAGCTTCGCGAAATGACTGACCTGGAATCATTTGCATCGCTGCGATATACCCTGATGGCTGCAAAAAATCCCATGATTATCAGCTATACCAACGCAGGCGATGCCGCGAGCATTGTGTTGAATCAGTTTAGACAGCGCGCCATGCAGGCCATCGGCGGTGCAGCTGATGACATCGGCTACTTTGAGTGGAGCGCCCCGACCGATGATGTGACTATGGAAAATGCGGCCTATAGCAATCCCGCTTTAGGCATAACAATCCACCCCGACAACATTCGCGCCGTTTTCAATGATCCACCTGATGTGGTGCAGACCGAGGTACTTTGTAGATGGGTTCAATCAATTCAGAGCTGTGTGGACTCAAATAAGTGGGCTGCCTGTGCTGACCCCGACTTTGACCTCGATGAAGAAAAATCAACCTGGTTGGGAATCGACCTATCGCCTGACAGAAAATTTGCTGCCCTGGTTGGCGCGCAGAAGCTGGGCGATGAAACCTTTGGTATCAAATTGTTACATACCTGGGAAAATCAGTTGCAGCTTGATGACAAGGCAATTGCCAATGACCTGGCGGCTTATGCCCGAAAGTATCCGCTCGAATATGTGCTTTACTCGCGGCGTACAGCTGGGGCGGTGGCTGCAAGGCTTGCGCCAGCGGGTATCGCAATCTTTGACATGGATGCGGCTTACCCACAGGCCTGTGATGAAATGCTGGGCGCAATCAATAGCGGTCGGCTTCATTACAAGCCAAATCCTGAACTGACTGCACAAATGCTATCGGCCGTTCAGCTGCGTAGGGGCGATGGCGGCTGGGTCATAGGCAGAAGGGCGAGCGCCACCGCAGTGTGCGCCAGTGTGGCCACTGCACTGGTGACACACTTTGCGACACGCCCAGAGACAGACCTTGACATCATGGTGGGTTAATTGCTACGCACTTATTAAAATTTGGGCATGGGATTTTTCGATGCTTTTGTACCACAATTGACGAAGGCTGCCGTTCCAGCTCAAGTCAATGATGTCGAGGCTTCGCTTGCGCCTTTGTATCCCGAGGCCTCGCCATTCTTTGCAATAACTGCAACTAGCGCATCACGCGCTGAAGCAATGACAGTGCCAACCATCGCTCGATCACTAGGCATCATTCAGACAGTTGCATCGCTACCAATGCACTGCCGCGATATTGCTACAGGCGAAAAGGTGCAATCACCACGCGTTATTAATCAGCCTGACCCACGAATTGCAGGATCAGTATTTTGGTCATGGCTCATATCAGATTTATTTTTCCATCCAACAGCATACGCATTTGCGACAGAGCGCTATGCAGACACAGGAAGAATTCGCGCGATGGAGCGCATTGCCCCTGAACGCGTAAGCCTGCAAACAAATGCAAATGGCACTGAAGTTACCGCATACCTGGTAGATGGCGCTTATGTCGATCCGAAAAATCTTGTGGTATTCGCTGGCGAATCTGAAGGGCTACTTGCGCGTGCAGGTCGCACCATCAAAGCTGCGGCGGCACTAGAAAAAGCCGCAATGAATTTTGCAGTCGAGCCAATTCCTCAAATGATATTGAAATCAAATGGCACATCGCTGCCGGCCGACCGCGTTGCAAAACTTTTATCATCATGGCGCACAGCGCGTGCAAATAAATCTACTGCGTTTCTAAATGCAGATGTAACGCTTGAGACTTTGGGCTTTGATCCTAAATCAATCCAACTCAATGAAGCGCGCAATTATGTGGCGCTGGAATTAGCGCGCGCCACTGGCGTGCCTGCCTATTTTGTCGATGCACAGCAATCGACCTTCACATATAGCAATGCGCTGGACAAGCGCCGCGATCTTGTGGACTTTGCTTTCAGGAATTACATGACAGTCATCGAACAGCGCATGAGCTTTGCGGATTTTGTGCCAGCGGGTACAGATGTCCGATTTGATGTCGATGATTTCTTGCGTGGCAATCCTTTGGAGCGCGCGCAGGTTTATGAAATTCTCAATCGTATCGGCGCAATGTCGGTCGAAGAAATCAGAGAGGAAGAGGACTTGCTCCTATGAAAATCACAACACCTATGCGCATCACTGCGGCCGATTCAGAATCACGCACCATCACTGGGCAGATCGTGGCTTTTGATGTAGCTGCAAATGCATCAACTGGCAAAGTGCTATTCAAGGCAGGTTCAATCGAGCCAGCTTCTGTCAAGCTTAACCTGGAGCATGATTCTGCGCGCCCTATCGGTCGCACACTTGAGATGTCTGCCGATGCAACTGGCATGACCGCAACATTTAAGATTAGCCAAACATCCGCTGGCACTGATGCACTTGTCGAGGCGATGGATGGCTTGCGCGATGGCTTTTCAGTAGAAGCTGAAGCGACAGATTTTGCCTATAACGAGGATGGCACGATGGTAGTTAGCGCCGCGCAGCTCGTAGGCGTTGCACTCACACATAACCCCGCTTTTGATGCGGCACGCGTTGAGCGCGTAGCAGCTACAGAAGGCGATGACGAAATTTCTGAATCCACCGAGGATGCAGAAGAAACCCAACCAACAGAAGGAGACGAAGTGGAAAACGCCGTCACAAACGCGGAAGCCGTAGAGTCGGTCGAAGCCGCGAAGTCAATCACCGCAGCTGCTCATGCAGTTGCATACACAAAGCCACGCCTGGACTTTTCAGCGCAGAAGCACCTGGAAATGTCAATCAAGGCAGCACTAGGATCAGAAGAAGCGCGCTCATATATTGCCGCTGCAAGTGATACCACAGATAACGCAGGCCTCGTACCCACACGCCAGCTCACAACAGTAATCAACGGGCTTGCAAACGCAACCCGCTCAAACATCGATGCAATCAGCCGCGGCACATTGCCTGATGCTGGCATGACATTTGAGATTCCTAAGATCACACAGCTTCCATCAGTTACAGTTGAAGATGAAGCTGGAACAGTTGCAGATGTCGATCAGAACTCTGAATTTTTGAGCGTGAGCGTCAAAAAATACAGCGGCGCTCAGACATTCAGCGTTGAGTTGTTCGACCGCTCGTCACCACTCTTCATCGATGAATTGATGCGCAACATGGCAGCACAGTACGCAAAGGCAACTGACACAGCTGTAAATGCTGCACTCATTGCTGGCGCAACAGCTGATGGAACAACCACAACAACATATCCAACAGCGGCCGAACTTCTCGGAATCATCGCTCGCGGTGCAGCTTCTGTCTATAACGGAACACAGGGATTTGCTCGCAACATCGTGGTGAATACATCGCAGTGGAGCAACCTCATGACACTTAATGACGCTGGCCGTCCAATCTACAACGCATCACAGCCATCAAACGCTGGCGGCGTAGTTCGCCCTGATTCAGTTCGCGGCAATGTCGCAGGACTCGATCTTTATGTCACAGCAAACACAGCTGCAACTACTGATACAGATGGTTCAATCCTTGTCATCAATCCTGATGCCTACACATGGTACGAATCACCAACTTATCAGCTTCGCGCAGATGTCATCGCTACAGGCCAAATCAGCGTAATGATGTACGGCTACGGCGCAATTGCTACCAAAATCGGTGCAGGCGCGTTTAAGAATAACAAGCAGTAGCCCAAATTAATCATCGGCCAGTGCGCTCCCGTGCTGGCCGAGCCGAACGAAAGGAACACTCATGCCCAGCATAGTCACAGCCGCACAGTTGCGATCAGTGCTGGGCGTGAGTGAATCCTTATACAATAACGATTATCTCAACGAAATTATCAACACTAGCGAGGCAGTTATCCTGCCAATGCTGGTCGCTAATACTTCAGCGGTCAATGCATACAAGCTGACAGCAAATGTCGCAACCTATTACACCCAGCGCGAGCATTACTTTGTCGCGGGTCAATCTGTAGTAGTTGCCGGGCTTCCAGCGCCATTTAGCGCGACAGTCACAGTCACGGGCAAGCACACAAACACTGATGCCATGAATCATCGCTATTACTTCACAGCTGCAATCACAAACGCGGATGTGACAGTTCGCGACATCATTCCAGCTGGTACAGCCACACTTTCAGGCTATTCAGCCGCTCAAATTTATGCAGGCAACGATGCAATCGAATCAGCAATCCTGGCGGTATCCGTTGAAGTATTCCAGTCGCGTGTAGCAGCTGGCGGCCAAATTGAAGGCGTGGATTTTGCCAGCACCCCATACAGAATGGGTCGCAGCTTGACCAACCGCGTGTCCACTTTGCTTATGCCATTCCTCGATGTCGAGACAGTGGTGCAATAAATGCCAGCATCCACTTTGGCTGGCACACGATCAACACTGGCGGCCGCGTTTAATTCACTAGCCGCGACAAGCTACGGATATGTGCCTGAATCGCCAATCCCGCCAGCAATCGTCATCGTGCCATCATCGCCCTATCTTGAGCAGCAACTCATCGGGCGTTCGGTCATCAAAGTCAAAGTGAACTTCACTATCACTGCCATCGTGGCATATAACTCAAACCCTGCATCCCTGGATAACCTGGAGCAGCTCATTATGGGAATTCTTGCAGCTATACCTGCGGGATATGTGGTTGGAAATGTAGATCGTCCAACCCCATTAGAAGTCGGCGCAAGCACAATGCTTACAGCTGACATCAATGTGTCTACGACCTACACTCAAACAAGCTAAGGAGCAAAAGTGCCAACAACGATCATTACGGGTCGCGATCTAGTCCTAACGATCGCGAGCACTAACTACGATGCGCAGGCAACAAGCGCAACACTCGCAAACTCACCAACCATCGAGACATATCAAACCCTTGATGGCAAGGCGTACAAGCACATCGATGACCAATGGACATTTGATGTGTCAATGCTTGCAGACTGGGGCGCTACAGGTTCACTCTGTGAGGCTCTATGGACTGCGTGCGAAACAGCACCAAACACCACACTAGCTGCATCACTTACAGCTGCAAGCGGTGCGGTCTTTGCGTTCAATGTCATGCCAGTATTCCCAGCAGTGGGCGGTACTGCACCTGATGCGCAGACAGTGGACTTGTCATTCACAGTCGTAGGAACACCAACCGAGACATTTAGCTAAAACTAAGAACGGGAGCAAAAATGAAACTACCAATAACAATTGAATTCAATTCGGGCGAGGTTGCCACATTTGTGGCAGCCCCACCTGAATGGGTGAAGTGGGAAAAGAGCACAGGCAACATCATCAGCCAAGCGCAGGAAAAGATAGGGCTATCTGATCTCATATTCCTGGCGTATCACGCCATGAAGCGCGAAGCAGCTGGGAAGCCTGTGAAGCCAATCGATGTCTGGACTGAAACAGTCGCAAATGTCGAGGTCGGTAACTCTGACCCAAAAGCTACCCAGTCGGAAGCCTAAGCCGAACCCTTTGGGATTTGGCAATCGCGACAGGATTACCGACTAGCGAATTTGTAAGTGCTGAAGATGTAATGACAGCGCTGGAGATATTAGAGAGGCGAGCCGATGGCAAGTGAGGGAATCAGCTATGACAAGGCTGAACTGCGTGCCATCGCTCGATCCTTTAAGGCTATGGATGAGGAAGCGCTTGACCAAGCAAAAGCCAAATCAAACGCCCTTGCCGAATTTGTATCGGATAAGGTTAAGAGTGCAGCACGCAACGCACGATTCATTCCGAAAGTATCAACTCGAATCGCTGACGGCTCAAAAGTATCTAAATCATCCAAGCTGGGCGAAATCTCATACGGATTCGCGGCGCAAAAGTTCAGCGGTGGTGCAACCACTCGTGACCTTTGGGGCGGGGCAGAATTTGGCTCGAATAAGTATAAGCAATTCCCAGTATGGTCTGGTCGTGAGGGTCGCGGTTCGCGTGGATGGTGGATATATCCAACTTTGCGCAGTATTCAGCCTGAAATCGTGAAGAAGTGGGAAGAAGGATTCTCCGAGATAGTTAAGAGGTTCGATTAATGGCAGGAAGTAGAACGCTCAAACTATCCATCCTGGGCGATGTAGATAACCTCAATAAGTCACTCAAAGCCGCGACAAACGATGTCGAAACTTTTGGCGATAAGGTCTCAAAGGCTGGCAAGGTGGTCGGCGCTGCCCTGGCCGCAGCTGCCGCAGCCGCTGGCGCTTATGCCATCAAAATCGGCGTGGATGGGGTCAAAGCCGCCATCGAAGATGAGAAGGCACAGACACAGCTTGCCCTGGCTCTAAAGAACGCCACAGGGGCTACAGAGGGCGCAATTGCCGCCACTGAACAGTTTATCTTGCAGCAATCTTTGGCCACTGGTGTGGCAGATGATGAGCTGCGCCCAGCCTTGCAGCGCCTTGCGCTATCGACAGGCGATGTCAAAAAAGCCCAGGATTTGCTCAAGATCGCAATGGATGTATCGACAGCTACAGGCAAGCCACTGGAAGCGGTAGCCAATAGCCTGGGCAAAGCCTATGACGGCAATACCACAGCACTGGGCAGATTAGGAATCGGTCTATCAGCTGCCGAGCTTAAAACCATGTCATTCACCCAGGTGCAGGACAGGCTGACAAATTTATTTGGTGGCGCAGCTGCGGCAAATGCTGAAACCTATTCAGGCCGCATCGCTCGTATGCAAATTGCTTTCGATGAAGCTAAAGAGACTATCGGCTTTGCGCTTTTGCCTATCCTGGAAAAGCTGATGAAATTCATCAATCAGGTTGCTACGCCAGTTTTGGAAACATTAAACAAAGGCTTTGACAATACGAGCGGCCTGGGTTGGTATATCAATTATGTCTCAAAGGTAATCTCAAGCATTTTCATTCCAGTATGGAATGGGCTAGTTAGCGCGTTCAATAGCATCAAGAATTCTATCGGTGACAATCTTGAAGCCTTCAAGGAATTCGGCGGTTACATCGCCCAGTACCTCGCGCCAGTTATCGGCACAGTATTAGGCGGTGCGCTGACAGTCGTGGGCAAAATTGCAGGCGGTGTCATCGATGTCATCGCTGGAGTCATCAAAGCCATCAACTTCCTTATCGGCGGCGCAATCGATGGAATCAATGCGCTTATTCGCGCTTATAACGCAGTGCCGCTATTGCCTAACATTCCAACAATTAGCAAGCCAACACTCAACACCCCATCAATCTCTAGTGCATCAGTATCAGCGCCTTCTATCCCATCCGCTCCATCAATGGCGATGCCATCAGTATCGGGCGCAGCTAGTGGCGCGGCTTCAGCTGCAAGAGCAGGGGCATCAGTTGCGGCATCAAGCCAGGCGCTTGTGCCGACAGTGACCATCGGCGGCGCTCCTGCGGGATACCGCCCTGAAACCTTCACACCTACTGCAACCCTGGGTGGCGCACCTGCAAGCTATGTGACCAACAATGTGAACATCGGCGTGGCTGGTGATCCTGAAGGCGTAGCGCGTGCGGTAGTCGATGTCATCAACACTTCATATTACCGCGGTGGTCTAGGGGCGCAGGCGTACAAGCTATGACCCAGTGGACACCCGAATGGCAGTTGCGCATCAACAGCGTTGATTACACAAACATCACTTTATCCAATTTGACCATCAGCGCTGGTCGCACTGATATTTATAGCCAGCCACGCGCAGGATATGCAAACATCGAAATCATCAATTTAGATTTGACCCCTATCACCATCGATGTCAATGATGGTCTGTCAATCAGGGTCAAGGACTCGACAGGTACATTTGTCAATATTTTTGGCGGCAGCGTTACTGATTCCCAGGTTGAAGTCACATCAACTGGCACAGGTGGCATCAACGAATCGATCCGAATCACAGCACTAGGATCATTATCCAAATTAACTAAAACGCTGACCGAAGGCGTACTAGCAAAAGACTTTGACGGCGATCAAATTTATGCCATTTTGGCTGACACATTTTTCAACACCTGGGCTGAAGTACCTGCGGCAACTACCTGGGCAACATATAACGCCACGACCACATGGGAAGATGCCGAGAATTCAGGGGTGGGCGAAATCGACCAACCTGGCCAGTATGAGTTAGCGGCTCGATCTAGCAGCTTGACGGACATTTATTCGCTAGTGGCTGCCCTGGCTACTTCAGGGCTGGGGTATTTGTACGAAGATGCCCAGGGGCGTATCGGGTACGCGGATGCACTTCATCGCGGCTTATACCTAGCAAATAATGGCTACACCATGCTAAGCGGCAACCATGCCCTATCGCGTGGGATTCGCACTATTCGCCGCCTGGGCGATTTGCGCAACAATGTCACAATCACCTACAAGAACGGCCAGCAAGAATCGGCCATTGATTTGGATTCTGTAGATCAATACGGCGCACAGGCCGAAAACATCACCACATCCCTGGAGCATGATTATGCAGCTCAAGAACAAGCAGATTTTTATCTAGGCATCAGAGCATGGCCGCAAGATGTCTTTGAGTCGATTACCTTTACCCTGGGCAATTCTGAACTCGATGACAGTGATCGCGATTCATTGCTGAATGTCTTTATGGGCTTACCGCTTGACATCACTGACCTGCCAGCCAATATGGTCAATGGTCGATTCCAGGGATTTGTCGAGGGCTGGACTTTCAGAGCTGGTTACAACCGCCTGGACATCACACTCAATGTGTCACCTACAGCGTTCAGCTTGCAATCGATGCAATGGCTGGATGTGGGTGTCACAGAGACATGGAACACACTATCAAATACACTTGACTGGAATGAAGCCATCATCGTGGCATAAGGAGACAGAATGGCAACGACAACAAATTTCGGGTGGGAAACGCCTGATGACACCGATTATGTCAAAGATGGCGCGGCTGCGATGCGCACTCTGGGCAATAGCATCGACACATCATTTGTCGATCTAAAGGGTGGCACATCAGGGCAGATTTTATCAAAGGCATCAAACACTGATTTAGATTACACATGGATCAATGCAAATCCTGGAGACATCACAGCTGTAACGGCCGGGACGGGCTTAACTGGCGGCGGCACATCAGGCGATGTATCGCTTGCAATTGATTCAACAGTAACAACATTGACAGGCACTCAAACCCTGACAAATAAAACACTGACATCGCCAGTTTTAACGACACCATCAATTAGCACTATCGATGCCAAAGGCGATTTATTAGTTGGCACAGCTGATGCAACTATTGCCCGTTTAGCAGTTGGAACAAATAACCAAGTTTTGACAGCTGACTCATCAACTGCAACTGGCCTTAAATGGGCTGCGGCTGCGGGTGGGGGTAAGGTTTTGCAAGTAGTGACTACGACCTACTCAACGCAGCAAGCTAGAAGCGCAACATCATTTGGAGATACTGGCCTGTCATTGAGCATCACGCCATCATCGGCATCAAGCAAAATTATGGTATTAGTCACGCAAAACATCGGCGCATCAGCGACAGTAAATGTCGGCTTTAGCACAAATCTTGTGCGCGGTGCTACGCAGTTATGGGAAGGCCCAACTAAATCCCAAACTTCAACGGATATTCAAATGCCTACTTCAATTCTTTATTTGGATTCACCCGCGACAACAAGTGCGACAACATACAAAACACAAATGCTTTGCTCAATCACAGGATCATCATCATCGGTATTTGCTCAATTAGGTGGGCTGACATCAATGATGACACTCATGGAAATAGGTGCATAAATGAACTATCTAGTGGCTGCAATTCATAAACTTAAGCCAACGGCTCAATTTACATTCCAGGAAGATGATTATTCCACTATTGAATGGATAGAACTGGAAGGCGAAGCACCAACTTTGGCACAAATCAATGCTGCAAAGGCTGAAGTTATTGCCGAACAAAATGCAATTGAAACCGCAAAGGCAACAGCTGCCGCATCAGCTGTCGCAAAGCTCGAAGCTATCGGCCTGACAGCTGAAGAAATCGCAGCTTTACGCGGATGACATACCCAGTCGGCACAGCACCCCAGGCAATTGCAATCGCTTTGGGTGAGGTTGGCTATGTCGAAGTGCCTGACAATCTGACCAAGTACGGAGAATTTACAAAGGCCAACGGACTACCCTGGTGCGGTTCATTCTGCAACTGGGTGTTGGCACAAGCTGGAGTTAAAGCGCCATCAGTAGTTAGCACAGCGACAGGCGCACACAAATTTAAGGATTTAGGCCGCTGGCATGAAGTGCCACAGCTGGGCGATTATGCGTTTATGGACTTCCCACATGATGGGGTCGATCGCATTAGCCATGTGGGAATCGTGGCAGCAATTGATGGCAAGGTCATCACCTGCATCGAGGGCAACACATCGGGAACTGGCGATCAACGCAATGGCGGCATGGTAATGATTAAGCAGCGCACCATCGGCAAAGAGATCGTGGGATTTGGTCGGCCTAAGTATGTGCCATTTAAGGGTGAATATCCTGCGCTGGTAGTACCTGAAGCTGCACCAAAAAAGAAGCTACTCAAGAAGGGTGCAAAGAAATGACAAACATCAAAGCAATGGCCGCATCATGGGCGCGCTCATTCCTAGCGGCATCAGTTGCCGTCTATATGGCTGGGGTTACTGACCCAAAGGCCATCGCTAGTGCAGGGCTTGCAGCTGTGCTGCCTGTCATCGTGCGTTGGCTTAATCCAAATGACACAGGTTTCGGTATCAAGGGGAAGTGATCCGAAAGTCGCGCTGGATAGCTCTATGGTTATCGCTTTCGATAGGGCTGTCTAGTTGCGGTTATGACGGATGGGTTAGGTATCCCTGCCAGGAATTCGAGAACTGGCAAAATCCTGAATGTAATCCACCCGAGTGTTTAAGTACGGGAGTCTGCACTCAAGACATATACGGAGATGAACTTGAAGGACAGGTCACACCGCAGACTGACAAATGAGCAGCTGAAGGCTCGCCTAATCGTATTCATCGGAGTATGCCTGGCTTTGGTATTTGCCATGTCTGTGCTGGGGATGCTGTACGCGCTTATTTTTGTCACGCAGCCCATCGGCGCTCAAGCGCCCAACGATCGTGCGTTCATCGAGCTTCTGACCACGCTCACAGTATTCCTCACAGGCGCACTGGGTTCAGTGCTGGCATCGAATGGCTTAAAGGATAAGCCTGTCGAAAAGCCAAACGACACGCCCAAAAACACGCAGGATTCTTGACCATCCCGCACCCATGCCCCACAGTTAAGGCAGGGAGCGAAGCACAGTAGCCCCCTGAACGGGAGCAAAAATGTATTCAATAGGTGAAGTGGCCATGTGGCTACTGATAGGGGTCGCAATCGGCTTCACATTCGGTTATACCGCAGGCCTTAAAGAAGGCAAGCGCGAAGGATTTATCCGAGGCAAAATCGCAGCTCGTAAGGCGGTGCGCTAATGGGATTCCTGGACAATTACGAGACAGTCAATCAAAAGGTTCAGAGACTGCACGCGACCTATCCGACCAACCGCATCGAGACATCAATCATCGACTGGAATTCTGAAAAGGGCTACATTCTTATCGAGTGCCGCATTTATCGCCGTTATGAGGATGAGAAGCCAGCGGCAATCGACTACGCACATGGCATGGTGGGGGCATATAACCCGCAAATGAAACGATGGTATGTCGAGGACACAGTAAGCAGCGCAATCGGTCGATGCGCCAGCGTAGTGCTGGGTACTGAAGAGAAGCCCAGCCGCGAAAACATGGAGCAAGTCGAGACGATGCCAAAGGCATTTGTCGAGGATGATCCCTGGGCAAAACCAATTTGGGAAGATGGCTTCACCACAGTCAAATCAGCTGTGGAGCAAATCAAGGATGAACTGGGCGGTGAGCTACAAGCTGAAGCACCTATCTGTAAGCATGGCCACATGATTTGGAAATCAGGCGAAAAGAATGGGAAGGCCTGGGGCGCATACTTCTGCACCGAAAAGACCAAAGCCCAGCAATGCCCACCTCAGTGGATGGTGCTAGGTAGCGATGGCAAGTGGAAGGAGCGTATCTGATGGGATATGTGCAAATCATCAAGGAGTGGGATTATTGCGATTCATGCGATAAGCCAAAGCCACTAGCTACAGGCAGCCACACGATCGTAGATGGCCTATCAGTCACCTGGCAATGTGAGGACTGCAAATGAGCCACACATACATTATCCAGGCTGGTTCATGGGGATACACCAATTGCGATTTATGCGATGACGATGTGATGTGTAATGAATACACACGCGATGATGGCCTTGTTCAGTGGATATGCAAGAAATGCGAAGATAGGAATCACCTATGATCCGCATCGATTTAGATAACGCCACGCAGGTCGCAGTAACAAAGGCCGGGCTTAGGCGTGCAATAGACTATATCCCGCAATGGGAAGGCGTGACTGTCAAGCGGAATCATCAGCATGACAGAGAGCGGTTAAACTTCCCAGCATTTGTCATGCAACAAAGTGAAGCCTATGGCGCTGAAGTAGCTGTGGCCAAATACTTTAGAAAGCCCATCGACCTAGAAGCATCGAACTACAAGAATCTAGCTGATGTCGGTAACAACATCGAGGTCAAATGGACAAAATGGCAGGATGGCTCACTGATACTTTCAGAGCTTGACCGCAAAGAGGACATCGCAATCCTGGTCACAGGATCGATGCCAAAATACTATGTCTGCGGTTGGATACCTGTGGCTGTAGCTCGTAGGCCGTCACATCAGCGCAGCGATGGCAGCTGGTGGATAGGCCAGGCAGACCTGCACCCGATGGCTAACTTCTCAAGGTCAATCTATGCAAATCAAATATGAGTGCAGGGTCGAAAAGAAGCTAACCACACAGACAATTTGCAAGGTGACAGATACTTTGCCTGAATATGTAGAAGTGATCCAGTGCAATAGCTGCGGTGTGATGGGCGTTGCCGTACTTGATAAGGAGACTGCATACCATGCCGATTTATGAGTTCAGATGTGGAATGTGTAGCCAGGTAAAGAATGTATCGGCTGGCATCAATGACATTTATCCGATTCCAAATTGCGATAACTGCACAATCATCATGGAAAGGGTGTATCAGGCAACACCCATACACTTTAAGGGTGACGGATGGGGGCATCAGTGAGCGCCTATATGCCACAAAGCCTGACTGATGACTGGGCTACCCCTATCGAGCTATTTAAGCAGCTAGATGCACAGCATGACTTTGACATCGATGTGGCAGCTAGTCTGACCAATCACCTATGCGATGAATGGCTAGGGCTAGACCATCCCGATGAATTAAAGCGTGATGGCCTTACAGCTGACTGGAATGGTCATGTGTGGTGCAACCCGCCTTATGGTCGAGGTATCAAGGACTGGGTGTTGAAAGCATCGCAGCATTACGATCTAGTGGTGATGCTTCTGCCAGCCAGGACTGACACAAAATGGTTTCATGAGATAGTGCTACCAAATGCCGATGTGGAATTCATTAAAGGCCGACTCAAATTTGGGGGGGGGCTATCACCTGCGCCCTTTCCATCGATGATAGTGAGGTTTGACTGCTGTGGATAACCTGTGGATAACACGCCGAGACAACGCTCAAAAATCTGTGGATAACTCGATTCGCTTGACAGGCTTGCTACCATCCAGCTCTGCAAGCGAGCGCCTGAAGGCGTGTAGCTCGCTAAGGAGACTGGTGGTTTGGGGAGTGCTTTGCCTATTCATAGGCTCGCTATCTTTACAGATGCAACCCGCACAAGCTACAACCATTGATCATTACAAGCTGTATGCACATTCTAGGATTATTGAATGGAATGAGTTTATGTGCTTCAAGGACATCATCACCAAAGAGTCACGATGGAATGTCAATGCTAAGAATGGCAGTCATTACGGACTAGGACAAATGAGGTCTAAGTGGTATCGCAACCTCGATGGCTATAGGCAGATAGATGCATCAATCAAATACATCAATGCGCGATATGGTTCAATGTGCAAAGCCTGGTCATTTCATCAGCAAAGGAACTACTATTGATGAGTGCTTTAACAGAGAATGGAAGTACCCATCGATGGCGCAAGATAAGACAACGCATCATCAATAGAGATCGTGGGATATGCCAGCAATGCGGCAATGAAGGTGACAGCGTTGATCACATCATTCCTCGTATGCAAGGTGGCACAGATGATGACGATAATTTGCAGCTATTGTGCAGATCATGCAATTCATCAAAGGGTGGGCGGTTTTTTAATACATCAAGGACAC